AAGCAAAGGAAATGAAAGAAAGAATTTCTTCTTCTGCACAACTAATGGGGCTTCCTTCTGGAATTGATATGAATATCATATTTAACAATATGACTAAAATGTTGGATAAAATGAAGTCAGAGATTGACAAGGCAGAATAAATCTGATAGAATTTCTTTGGCTGGACGATCCATTAAGCTAAGTCACACAGGCCAATTACTAAAATTAATCAAATGTCAAATTTTTCAAATCTTAAAAAACAGTCCTCTCTTGGTTCTCTTACTGAAAAACTTGTAAAGCAAGTTGAAAAGATGAGCACCTCTTCTAGCTCAGGTGATGAGCGTTTCTGGCGAGCAGAGATGGGTAAGGATGGAGTAGGTTCTGCAATTATTCGTTTTCTTCCTGCTCCTGAAGGAGAAGAACTTCCTTGGGCAAAGCTCTATACTCACGCTTTTCAGGGTCCAACTGGAGCTTGGTATATTGAAAATGATCTGACAACAAACGGTCAAAAAGATCCAGTAACAGATTATAATCGTGCTCTTGTAATGAAACACTCTGCGGATGGTAAATTTGAGAGTTGCCCAAAAAATATTCAAGATATTGTTCGCAAACAAAAGCGTAAACTATCTTATTATAGCAACATTTATGTTGTAAAAGATCCAACCAATCCTCACAACGAAGGAAAGGTTATGCTGTTTAAGTATGGTAAAAAAATCTTTGATAAAATTCTGAATTCAATGCAACCAGAATTTGAAGATGAAACTCCAATTAATCCCTTTGATTTCTGGCAAGGTGCAAATTTCAAACTGAAAATTGTAAAGAAAGACGGATATTGGAACTACGACAAATCTGAATTTGATCGTGTTTCTCCTCTTCTAGATGATGATGATGCTCTGGAATCAATTTGGAAAAAGGAGTATTCTCTGACTGCACTGACTGCACCCGATCAATTCAAGAGTTATGAAGATCTTGAGAATCGTATGAATTCTGTTCTTGAATTGAATTCATCTCCATCACAGTCTCGTGCTGTAATGGAAAAGGAAGATGATTTTGATGAGTATGAATCTTCTTCAGGTCGTAATGAAAAAGTAATGCAGGAATTGGAAGAATCCTTTAATCGTTCTAAGTCACCATCGCTTCCTAAAATTAATCAGGAATCTGATGAAGATGAAGATGATGCAATGTCATATTTCTCAAAGTTGGTTGATATGTAATCAACCATAAAGACGAATATTATCACCTCTCTTTAAGGTAGCGTTCACATACTGAACGCTACCTTTTTTGTATTCCATTAGTTCTTCAAGGTCATTGAATACAATATTTAAATAACTTGGTTTCAGAACATAGATATTTCTTTTTTCTTCTTCCATTAAAACTTCATAATCATAATTAGTAATTGAGTTTAAAACATTATCTTTTGAAACTATGATTTCAGTTTCCAGATTATTATCATAATATTGATAATAATAATTATTTGATACTGAAATTGGATTTTGAAGAATAAATTCTATATTCTCCTTTCCAGATAATGGAAAGATTTCGGTTTCTAGATCATTATTATTTACAAATTTAATTTTTACTTGATTTGATGAATCTGTAAATACTTCATTCACAGTAAATGTACCATTTACTGAAGCCTCCTCAAATCCACTAATGATTATTTTTGTTCCCGATGAAATGGTGGGAAGATTTTTATTCTTATTTAAAGTAAATAAGAATATTTTATCAGATGGAGAATAGATAGCATTTGCAATTTCATTTGTTCTATAACTTGCAATAAATCCATTTCCAGTCTTCCAGGTACTTGAAGCACGGACACCAGAAGGTAAAATTATATTTCCTAAACTATCTTGTATTTCTTTAGTTTCATAATGATGAATTTCAGAATATAGATTTTCATATGAACCATACTTTTCAAGCATTACTTTATCAAATACTGATTGTGGTAGAGGCCACTCACTTTGAATATTAAGAATATTATTTGAAAGAAGAATTACCCAATCCAAAGTTTCATCATTGTAAATTTTATATGCTACATTATCTGGTCTCTCATCACCAATGATTTTATATTTTGTGAAGAACGATAAATCTCCAAAGATATCTTCACGAAGTTTTCCGCGACGAAATAGATTCTTAACTGTTGCATATTCAGAGATTTGTCTTTGATTTGAATCTCTGCTTACATAATCAAAGTCTGGAACTTGTCTGAAGTATGGGTATGACATTTTAGTAACCTATATGGTCAACTGGGATTGGTCCATTCTTATCAAAATAGTCTTTAGATGTCACTGGTTCTAATTCTGAAAACTGTAAAGTAAGATTATATGAAGTCATTGTTCTATTATCATCATTAAAAGTCATATAAGAACCATCTGGGGTATAATCAACATTACAAGATTGTAAAGCACAAGTTTTAATTCTATTAATTGAAGGATGCATTTCCTTTCCGGGTGTGTGATATGAAATGTTAAAGACTCTTGGTGTTGCTAAAAATAAACCTCCCTTAGATACCTGAGGAGCCATTGCTTCTTTGAATGCTCTAATTATACGTCTAACTTGGGTTGCTTCTCCTTCACTTCTTGGAGATAATCTAAAAGTAAAGTTAAAAGGTCTTAATGTAGGTCCTTGGAATAATAATTCAAGATTAGGATTTACAATAGCTCCACCAAATCTCGAAAGTAATCCTTCTACATTGAGTGCTCTTTCCTTGAATTTTAAAATAATAGCTTTTTTTACATCTTCATTTTTAGATACAGTATCCCCCAGTTGACTGAGTATGTCAGTAGCTTGGTCTACAGATCCTGTCATACTAGCAGATGATAAACTAAGTAATCCTATATCAACAGGGCTTAATTCTTTACCACCCCAATCTACAACATTGCTATCTGAAATTGATGGTTGAATTGGTAATATTATAGAACCAAGAAAATTTGTATATGTTTTTTGTTTAAGATTTGCTGCACTTTTTTTATCAAGTTTTGACGCTTCATATTTAATTATAGTAAATTTAATATAATCTTGTTTGTTTTCAGTTAACGATGTTGGATAAATCATAGGAGGATTAGTATCATATGATCCTCTAGTTGTTTTTTCGTCTCCTTGTATTTGTTCTTTAAAATTTAAATCTTCTTCTGTTAATGTTTCTTTTTGATCTGATCCTGGTGTTGTTGGTGTTGTTGGTGTTGTTGGTGTTGGGGTTGGATTTGGTGCTGCACTATTTGGAAATATTAATTGTTGTGCATTTTTAGCTCCTGCTTTTTGTGCAGTAATTACTCCGTGATTTTTAACTGCTTTTTGACCAACCGCACTTTCAAAATATTTAATTTCATTTACAGTAGCAGACCCTGGAGTTGGTTTAAATGTATTATCTTTTGGAATTACGCCAATTGTTCGATCAGCCCCTGCTCCACTAATAGCTCCAGTTACTGTTGGACTTTTAATTGTAATTTCTCCAGTAGTAGAATCTACTAATATATAATACTTTGTATTTCCGTTATTGCTTGGAGTATCGACCCCATTTATTTTATACGTTGTTGGTACTTTAAATGGGTTTTTGTCTCTAGAACCATATGTTGCCATCAAACACCCTCCTCATTTACAAGAGGATTAATCATCTCAATTTTTTGTAGAGTATGAGACATTTATAATAGTTTTTATTTATTTAGTCAGGAATCTTGCATAAGGGATTTGTCTAAGATGTGAAATCTCCTCATTGTTTACAATATGAAGTGGTCCAGCAACTTCCATCCAAGTATAATTTCTCATCTCATTCCAATGAAAATTAAATCCTTTAAATCCCCAACGTTGAATATCAGTACAGGCAATTAAAGGATGAACATCAAATCTTAAGTTTGGTGTTTTTGCAATGTAAATAAATGTATAATATCTTCCCACCTTTGGTATAAATTCAGTTTCTCTGAATACACTAAGAATCTCCATCATAATAGAATCAGCATCTGTAAGTCCTCTGATTCTTTTTTTAAGTTGTATGATTCTTGGAGGTGTTCCTCCAATATATTTACCGAAACCTTTATCCATTAGTTAAATAAATTATCCTCAGTAATGACTTTGAATTCAATTTTTCTATCTTTGCACCATTCATCAGCTGCACTCCATTTTGCTTTATTCTCTTCGTAAGTTTTCATTTCATAAAGCCAGGATTTAGTTTTTCTTGATGGAGTCTTTGGTTTTACTGTTTGTTTTTTAGGCTTCACCTCAATCACAAAAGTTTTAATTTCTCCAGTTTCTTCTTTTAGTTTAATAATAAAATCTGGAAAATATTTACAAATTCTTTTTTTGATTGGATTATAATAGTTAATGAAAATTTCTTCAGACCCCCAAGCAATTACGTTTGTATTTAAGTCACACCATCTACAAAACTTTCTTTCCCAACTACTCCTACAGATTATATTGTCTGGGTCTCCTTTGTATTTTTCTGGATAGGATGGTTTGTATCTACTCTTGTTGCTTTCTCCCATATGAGTGATACATAATATATACACTAAAAATATTTATAAATGGCTGGCCCGGAAATAAAACCTTATAGTATGAGCGCAATTAAAAGCAAGTTATTGAATCCTGCTTTA